GAACTGGTCGAAGGTTATCTTACCTTCTTTCAAGGCGTTATAAAATTGGGTTTTAGCACTCTTTCCAGTAAACCCGAACGCTTCCGCGGTCTTCGTTAATGCTATCGGCATGGTTTCCTGTAAAGTTCTCCAACTTTGCATATCTGGTTTACCACTAGATAACATTTGTTGAAATTGTAATAAACCGCGACTAGCGTCTTCCGAACTTGCTCCCGAAGCTAAAAAGGCGTTATTTAAAGCTATTGTAAGCTTTGTAGAGTATTTAATGTCCTTCGTGATTGCCGTAAACTGTTTAGCTGTTGATACTACTTCGTCCAGACGTGTAGGTAGTCCGTCGATACCGTCGCTAAGCTGTTTAGTACTCTTAGCTACTTCTTCCGTACTAAAGCCCATAAGCTTTAATACTCTGGGGTAGCTGTTAAGAGTGTCAAAACGCTTAATAGCTCCGTCCAGCGAATTGGATAGGATATTTAAAGATTTTTCGGCAATTCTAACTAATCCGAAGGCTAGAAAGAAGTCGCTTACACGTCTCTTACTGCCGTCCGCTTCGTCTCCTACCTTCTTAAATTTGTCGGGTAGGTTTCCTGTCCCGCCGTCTGGTACTGGTTTCCCTGCTTCGTCCTTGAAGCCTTTTACCTTCTTAGCGCTTGTATCTGCTTCCGTACCAGTTGCTTTAATGCTTTCTTTAGCGTTGTCTACTCCACCCTTTACGGGCTTTTCTACTTCGCTCTTTAGGTCTTTAATCTTCGCTTTACTCTTTTCGGCTTCTGCGCTAGCTTCTTGTAAGTTCTTCTTAAAGCCGTCCATACCGTCACTTTTAAGATTGCGCTGTATTTCTGCTTTAAGTTCTTTGATACGGCTTTTTAGTTTGTCAACGTCTACCCCGTCAACTACTACCTGTATCTCTAGTTTAGCGTCTGCCATGTTATTCCCCCTTTCTTTGTTTACCTTTCAAGCTCCACGCCTTTTGTAACTTTCTCATTTGTTTCTTGTACTCGCTACTGTCGTGTTTGCTTGGTGTCCATTCTCGTATACTTCTTACTTGGTGCATTATCGTACCGTCTGGTAGCCCGTTCAATAGTGCTATAAACTCGTACCAGTGAAGACGGCCTAGCTCCTTAGAAAGGTTAATACCGTAAGCCTGCCTAAAAGACGCGTAGATAAGTTCAGCGTCTTCTACAAAGTCCACTGTAGGCTCTTTGTATTGTCTAGGTGCTTTTGGTAAGGGGTTTCCTAGCAAGTCGTACGCTTCTTCTTCGTCCGCTCCGTTTCCTAGCTGTAAGACGTTCTTAAGTATGTAGTCCACTACGAACGCTTGTTCGCTTTCTTCACACTCAACGTCTAAAGCGTATAACATGAGCGGTATACGGTCTTCTATATCCAGTTCGTCGTGTCCGTGGATATCTTGAAAGTCTAGCACTTTATCAAAGGCCAGATTTATAGCGTACGTTTTGCCATTATACTCGAACGAATTAAGTAGGCGTTCATTTAATTTCATACAGCCTACTCCCTTCGTTATTTCTTAGCGTCTAACTGTGCTTTTAATTCGTCTACTTTAGCCTTATTGACCGCCATACGTTTCGCTTCGATTTCTTCAAGTTTAAGCTCGATATTAGCACGTACTTCAATCAATGCGCGACTCAATGCTTCAACGTCTGGAAAATCTGCGTACAATGTATCGAACGTCCCTTCGCCTAGTAACAAGTCATAGTTAAGCTTAACGCCTTCTTTAGCGTAGTCGATAGCCTTACCGAAGCTGTCTACGTCTACCGTTTGCCCGTCGATAATAGCCGTATCTACGATAGACTTTTGTAGCTCTTTAATACGCTCGTTAACTGTCGCTTCTAGCTCCACGTAACGCTTAGCGCTCTCTGATGATGTGCTGTAAAAAAATTCATGCCCACCAATCTTAACGGGAAAGCCTGTACGCTCTAATTTAATTTCAATTTCTGCCATGTTTTGTTATCTCCTTTTCTGGTCTTAATCATAAAAAAATAGGGGGCTTCATGCCCCCTATTACGTCCCTACTCTACGTATGGTACTTCTTTAGGAAGTGTGTTGTATGATAGAGTACACTCGAACTTACCATAGTCCCCAGCGTCCCCGCCAGCCGTTACGATATTAGTAGCTGTAGCAACGCCTTCTACCTGCGTTTTTTTGTCAGCTTCTACGATTTTGTGCCATACTTTACGGTCGTCCCCTGTTTTACGTTTTTTACCCGCGATTAGGTTCTGTGCTTCGTCTGAATTGTCTCTAAACCCTTCAAACTTCCAGCTTTCTTTTACTCCAATTACAGAAGTTTCTTTAGTTCCGTCTCCGTCGTAAAAAGCTGTGTCGTCTGTTTCTTCGTCTGTATCGTCGTCGATAGTTGAAACATATTTAGCTAAGCGTTTGTATTTTGTTTTGTCTGGTGCTTGCGTATCTTCTTTGCTCCACTCTGCTACCCAGTGTTCACGTAGCGCGTTTTTAGTTCTTGCCATGTAATATTATCCCCCTTATTGGTTATGTACCGTTACATACGCTGTAAACGTAAATGTAAAGTACATATAGTTGTCTTTAGATACGTCCGTAAGATACTGTTCACTACTGATACTAATCTTGTTAAACTCGTAACTCCCGTTTGAGCTAGGTAGCTCCGTGAGTTCTTCAAGGCTTCTACTGATTAGTCCTAAAGCGCTGTATCCTTCGTCCCTGTCTTCCGTTTTAACTTTTACTTGTAATTCATAATTTAACGATTTCTCTTTAACTCCGTCCATGTATTCCTGTATCGTCCTACCGCCAGCAAGCGCGTAGATTGATATAGAGTTACTGTCCGAATTGTATTCGTTGAATACTGGTAAGCCTGTATTTAAGCTGGCTAGATAATCCGCTAGCCGTTCCTGTAAGTCCATTATAGCCCCGTTCCTTTCTTAAGTGCTTGTACCCACGCTTGGGTATGTACCGCTTTAGCTTTTAAGTCCCAGCGCGTTCCAGTACCCGCTGTAGTAAAATGCACGTCTTCGTAAAAGCGTCGTCTAGCGTAAGGCGTATGCCATTGTAAGGCCTTACCACCCTTTGCTACCTGTCCGCTTAATCGTAGCGTACCTTTTCTAAACGGTATGTACGGGTTCACGTCTGAAAATATCTGCGTTGCTAGTATCTCCTGTCCCTTAGTCATATTACTACGGCTAAGTTTTCGGTCTAGCTTGCTGGTATCTAGTTTACTACTAAGCTTAAGCATACGGTACAAGCTCCACTTCATAAGAGAATAACTCGTTACGGTACGGCTCGTAGCACTCTACTAGCTTAGATACCTTGTAGGCTTTCCCGTTATGGAACACTTTAGACTTTTCTACAATCGGTACGAACGGGTCGCTAGCTCCATTATACATGAAAATTACGGCCGTTACGGTCTCACTTTCAGTACTTTTACTTACTTCATAAGTCCGCGTCATATCCACCCTACAGCCTTTAATAGCGATAGGCTCTTTAAATGCTGGTTTATGGTTTCTATCCTGTCCGCTGTACTCGTAGTACTCAATATCATGTATAAGCGTAGGTTTTAGCTTCTGGATTAGATTTTTTACCGTATTCATGCGTCCACCCCGCGCCACATTCGGCCAGTAGCTGTAAGATTGTCAATAAAGCCAATGCAAGCGATACGCTTAGTGTTTGTATGCCCGCTGTTGCTGTATCGTGACCCGTTACTAATCGTAGTACGGCCTATAGTCAGCGTTTGCGGTTCTTCGTTTAAACCTTCTAGCGTTGTCACGTTTTCGGCTCTAAAGTACTTCACTTGCTCGCGTATTGCGTCCTTGATTGCGTCGCGAATAAAAGGTATTTCGTTATTAAAATCGTTATAAAAGTAAAAACGTCTTGTATATATATTTACTAGCGTTTCAGCTAGTTCTACTAGTGTCTTAACATTGTTAGGGCTATCGTCTAATTGTGTCGCTAGCTCCTGTAGTTCTTCCTGTGTTAAGTACTTCAAGCGTCCGCCCCCTTTACTAATTGGGGGGCTTTTCGCCCCCGTTTGTTATTTCTTTTTACTGTCCGCTTCTTCTACTTCTTCTACTGTTTCTACTTCCGCTTCGTATCCTGCTGGGACTTCTTCATATCCTGCGTCTTTTAAAGCTTCGATAAAAACTGGGTCTGATACGACGTACTCTACATCGCCTTTTACTAATTTAATCATACGTTTGTCTCTCCTTAAGTTTATTTATTAAACGCCTTTGTGTACGTAAATGTTCTTAGCTTGATTGTTTAATACGAACGCGTCATAGCGAATACGTCCTTCTACTAAGTAACCGCTAATCCCTACTGGGTCTTCATGTACTTTGTAAGACTCTAATTTAACTGGTGATACAGTAGCGTTTGGGTTAGTGATAACAAAGTCTACTTTCTCTGGTAAAACGTCCGCTGTAGCTAAGATAACTGGTAAGCCGTCTACCATACCTAACTGGCCTGTCATTAGTACTTGTTGTCCTAACTCAGACGCTTTAATGAAGTTATCATCAAGTTTTAATTTCTTAAAGAACTCTGTAGATACGTAAATTACGTTACCTGTACGTGGTGCTTTAGCTTCACGTAAAGCTACTTGACCGTCTAAGACTTTTTCGTAAGCTTCGTTTTTAGCGATAGCTCCAGTAACTGTTTTGCCTGCTCCCGCTACGATTGTAGCCAAACGGTGCTTATCTACTTCTGGTACTACTTGTTCGCGAATTTGACGGCCTAAAGCGTTACCTACGTCCATAGCTCCGTTAGTGTCGTCTGCGCTCTTACGGTCGATAGAGAACGTGAAAGAACGGTCTTTTTTCATTTTTAAGTCTTGTTTTGCGTTGTCTAATTCAGAAGCCGTACCGTAGCGTTCGTTACCTGTTAGTTTGTAGTCGTTTAAAGCTACTGTACCTACTGAATAAACTGTTACAGTTTCTACTCCTGTAAAGTCATAGTTATTATTTACTGCTGGTGTTGTAATGGCTTCTTGTGTTAATTTTTCATCTACCTTACCAGCGAATTTTGAAGCGTATTCTACTGCCATATTTATATATCCCCTTTTTATTTAAGATTTTGTTTTATGCACGGTCGAAGCCGTCGAATAAAGCTTTGTCTAGTGCGTCTAAAGACTCTGGGGCGTTCGGGTTACCCTTCGGCACAATCGTAGGCGCTTTTGGTTGCTCTGACTCGCTAGCGTTAAATAAATAGCCGTCGCTCTCTCTCAATGCGTCTAATTGCTCCGTTAAGCCCGTGTATTCGCCTTTATCGTCTTCTACGATACTGTCCATGTTTAATAACGATTTAACCGCCTTTAGATTGCGTACATTCGCTTTAGTCAAACCTAAGTCGATAAAGCTGTTTAATCTGTCCGCTTTTCGGGTTTCTTTTAAGCCTTCAATTTCTTTTTCATAACTCAAAATTTTCCCTTGTAATTCGTCTGCCGTAACTGATTTAGATTTTAATTCTTCTACCAGTTGTTTAGCCGTAGCTAGTTCTTCTTCCAGCTCTTTACGTTTAGCTTTTGACTTGCTTAGTCGTAGTTCTGCGTTATCTTCCGTAGTGGTATAGATTTTGTTTTCAGCCATACCGTTTACGATTTTAGTTACTGTTGCTTCGTCAAGCCCTAAGCTTTCTAATAGCTCTTTTAACTCCATTATTTATATCTCCTTTTCTACGCTTTTTACGGGGTCGCGTCCCGTGATTAGTTTTCGTTGCGGTTCTTTAACGTCTGCCACTCCCTTAAAGACGTGGTTTTATTTCTGTTGTGGTTGGATTGGGGCTTTCTCTAGTGAATAGTCCCGTTTAAGGTCGTGCTGTTTAACGTATTCGGCCATTCGTTTCTGTTGTTTCTTTAACAGTTTCTTGTAACGTCCTACGCTGTCGCTGTCTAATGTCTTAGCTAGCTCTAGCTTTCCCTTTGCCTTTCTAATCCTTCTAGCCAGTAGCTTCCGCCCTTGCTCTATATCTTCGTTCTTTTGAGCTTCTAGCGGGTCGTACTGTGGCTGTGTGTTCTCCATGCTGTCGGGGTAAAACGGTATCCATAAATGTTTACAGTTAACGCCCCTGTGTCCTGCTGGTGTTCCGTATCCGTATTCGTAGGCGCTAGGGTATCCGCTAGTATTCTCTCCTATAGGCCGTATGTCGATTACCTTACCTTGACAGTATGAGCAAGCTTCACGGCTTCGCGGGTGTGAAGATACTAGAACTGTGTATAGTCCTTCTTCGTCCATTCTAGCCGTACGTACGTCGTTATATACGTTCTGTACTGCGCTCCGTGTTACTACTTCCGCGTATCGTTCTATGTTCCAGCTTCTTCCAGCACTATCGTAGAAGGTACTAGGTAGTCCTTTGTCGTATACGTCCATTACAGCGCCTTCTAGCGCCTTATCCAGCGTTTTACCACCATTCAGTACACTTATAGTAGTACGTCTTAAAACGTCGTCATACGCCTTTCTAATTGAGTTCTGCGCTATGTTAGAGTCTAGTAACGTCTTTTGTACTCGTTCGTCGAAGTCTCTAAGCGCGTCCTTTACAATCCTGTTTGTTATGGTCTGGGCTTGTTCGGTATTTGTTCGCCCGTCGAAGTATCTAGCGTTATCTTTGTCTACCTTTACGCCTGCTTCTTCGATTTCTGCCCTTACCTGTGCATTTACTCCTTTAAGCTTCTTAGCCATTTCTTCACGTTGTTTAAACACAAACGAATACTTTTGTAATTCTGCTGTCGCTCTCCACTCCAGTAAGTCGTCCGTATCTGGTTTAAGTACTTCCGCTATATCCGTCATAGCTTCCAACGTAAGAAGGGCGTATAGCTCTCTTACGCGGTCGCTGTGCTTGTTTAATTGGTCTGGCGTTAACATTATTCACGCCCGCCGTATTCTTCGTCTATGGCCTTAATTTCGCGATATTCAGCGCTGGCCTGTTCTTGTTCCAGTAAAATATCGTTAAACCATTCGCTCGCTTGTTCGTCCGTTAAGTTGAATAAGCGCTTAATGGCTTCTTTCTTACTGATTAGTTGATTTAGTGAAGCGTTAGCTAGGAAGTCTAATTCAGCTTTTTTATCGTTAAAAATGCCGTCGTCAAAGTCGATACTGATTTCATCATACGTAGGTACTTGACCCTTGTACAATCCAGTAGCAATAGCTAGTTCGAATACTGATACGATAAGCTCTTTTAAAAATTCTTCGATTTCTGATACGTGGCTATTACGTGTTCGGTAAGTATCTGACTTTTCGCTTACGATTTCCGTAGCGGTCTTCATACTCTTTCCGTCAAACGTAAACGTACCGCTCGCTAGTCCTGTCTGTAGCTCTAGTGTGCTTAAGAACTTGTTAATAGCTTCGATATACTGGCTTACTCGTAAGTCTGATGTGATATCTTGTTTAGTCATATCGTCGATACCTGCTGGTAGTCCTACGAATACGTCCGTTTCATCATCAAAGAATTGTCTAGGCTGTCCGTCTTTTGTGATTTCAGTACGTAGTAAGTGGTCTGATACGATAAAGCGACGTTTACCCTGTCTAATCTCCCACCTAAAAGCGTCGTACGTTTCATCAATCTGTCTAAGCGTAGGCTTTGCATTGTCGAAGACTGATAAGCCTAGCGGACTTCTTGGATTGATATTATTAAACCCGTACGGCTTCAAGTATGCGAATAGCGGACGGCTTAGGTCTTTAAAGCGTACTACTTCGTCCAGCTCTGCGTATGGTTCGTAGTCGCTTAACGGGATACGTTTACCAATATCCGTTTCTCGTTCGCTCCAGTACAACTCATGAGTGATTGTGTATGTACCGTCTTTAGCCCACTCGTGGAACTCTAAAAGCGTGTAGTAGTGTGTCTTACGTCCTACGGCTTCCGTTGATACGTTTGTAATTACACATTCGCTAATGTTATTAGTATTCGCTTGAAGTGGTACGAAGGTATCGGCTAAGCACCAGCTAAACTCGATACGGCCATTGTCAACGTATGGACGTACAGCAAGTCCACCAGTAGCGAACATGATTTCTAAGTACTTAGCAAAGTTCTTTTTAAACTTATTATCGTTAAACACTTTCTGGATAAACTCGTTCGCTGTGGATTGTGTCCCGTTCTGGATATCGTCCACTTGAATATTACATTGCTCATTAAATACGATACCCGCTAAGTAGTTACTAACCACCTTAGCCATGTTAAGAGATACGAACGGACGTTTAACACGTCTACCGTTACTGTTCATGTACTCTAACGGCTCATGGATACCCCTATAGATTTTAAAATTGTTCTTAACCCGCTCTAGCTCTCTGCTGTCGATTGCTACCCGCGGGTGGTCTGTGATTACGTGTAGGCTCTGGCCTAATAAAATGTCTTTCAAGCTCCCGCCCCCTTTCTTAAAGTAGTGTATAAGTCTATTCCACCAATTCAATACGCTACCCCCTTCCTGTTACCTTGCTAGTTGCAAGTCTGTTAGATTGTCTACGACGAAGTACTGGAACGCGTCACACGTATGGTCGTCCGTTTTAACTACCGCTGGGTTGTTAGTCAGTAGGCTACGTTGCTCCCACGTATAGCGCTTATGTTCTTCCATAAAGTACTTTACGTTATTTTCTGTATTCAACACATAAAAACGCCCTTCTGCTAGAAGGCTCTGTACATATTCCGTCATTGTGATTTTAAGTTTCTTAGCTACTGGCTTCCAGCGTATTCCGTAGTCTTTGAAGTACTCATTACGTATACCACCTTCCGCGCTATCAATCGTACGGTTACGAACTGGTGTTCGATACTTTTCGTACATGTCCGTCTCGAACTCGTACAAGTCCTTAGATAGGTCGCTAGGTGCTTTTTTAACGGTCTTACCTGCTGGACTGTAGTAGTACGTATCCAATAAGTATACGTTCGGTAAAGGTCTTCCGTACTTCATAGTTACCATGAAACATAAGCAAGCGGTCGCGCTTTGCTGGTGTCCTGTATCCAGTCCAAAGTACATATACGTTAAACGTTCGTCCTTTGGTATCTCTGATACTTGCTTCATCAAGTTAATGTTATATACGTCCGTTCCTAGTCCTACTGGTTTACCTAGATATAAGTACTCGTAGTAGTCTCTATCGTTCTGCTTGATACGTTCGATTTCGTCCAGCATTTGCTCCGTAACAAAGCCTAGCGCGTCGTCTAAGTAGCTACTGCTGTGTATTAAGTGCTTTTCGGACGTCTTAAGCGTCTCTACCCACTCGTTAATCCAATGGTAGGTATTACGGGGTGGGTTAAAGCTCCAAAAGAATTGTACGCGGTCGTACTCTGGGTGTTTTTGTCGCATGAAAGTACTGTTAGATTGGTCGAACTCTTCCGCGCCTTTAAACTCGCTGGCTTCTTCATACCACACGGCAATAATTCCGCCTACTTCATTCGATTTAAGCTTTTCAAAATCATCTTGACCGTAAAAGTGAAATGTACTTTTAGTCTTCTTATGGATAATCTTATACGGGCTTACTCGATAGTCAAAGTTATTCAACATACCGAACTTACCAATAGCCCACTTAATTTTATTGTACACACTGTCCGCTATGGTCTTAGCCACCTTACGGACTAT